CATCACTAGGATGGCATCTGGTGCTACTATTACTGACGTTTCTATTGAAAACCAACAGCATGCAAAATATAAGATACTATCAAAACAAAATAAAAGTCTTGAGGATGCAGCAGCAGATGCTAAGAATCTAAACGATAGTAAAAGTGATGCTGCTGATCCTCTCTTAGGAACTAATGTTGACATCCCTGGTAATTTTACAGCGGATTTCAAAAAAGACATGTGCTATACCATCGGTAAGGATAATATCATTACCATTGATGGTGATTATCGTCTGAAAGTATCTGGAGATATGCACCTTGAAGTTGGGGGAGGATTCTTCCTTGATTGTTCGGGTGGTCCTGGTCCTGATGAGACACAAACTCAAAAATCTACTATAAACTTTGCTTCAGATTTGTCTCTTGATGTGAAGGGACACCTGCAAACTCAAGGCATTGGTAATACTGTCTGCGGCAAAGGTGGAACTAACGCTGAGATTGTTGCACCACAAGGTAATACTAAGATTGATGCTCAAGGTTATGAGATCAATGCATCGGAGATTAAGTTAACTGCTGCTAATACTATTACCTTTATTGCTCCTGCTGAGTATCACTTCATCAACACACTTAGTGGTGTCATTCCAAAGGCAAAGACTGGTATTTTTAACACTGTTAGTGGTCCTGTTGACTATGTTCTAACTCCTGCCGTTTCATTTGATCCTATCCCCAGGTTCTCTATTAACACTGTCGGACCATTCTTGGTTAACTGTGCTGCTGGTGGAGCACTATTCACCGTTGCCGCTGGTGCTTTCGCTGCCAACGTTGGTGCTGGTGCCGTTACTTTGAATGCCAGTGCTGCTTGCTCTATGACTGCTGGTGCTGCTGTGAACATCACCGCTGCTGCCATCTGTAAAATTTCTGCTGCAACCATCTTGCTAAACTGACTCAGGCATGCTATACTGGGTACGCAGTAGACCTATCTCTATGGAAGACATTTATTTGCAGCATGTTTTCGTGAACATGTCAAAGCGTCAAGTTACTCTCATAGACGATGAAGGATACGATGAGACCGTATCATGGAAGTTTGACGAAGAAGGTGCAGAAGGATTCTATGAAACTCTAGAAAACTTCCGATCCATTAACAATCCAGATCTTTTTACTTATACCTATGAAGTTGCCTCTTGATATCACATACGAAGAACTTGAAAAGAACTTTGAGTTCATTGTAGATCTATGCGGTAGTAATCTACAACCATTCAGAATCACTGCTAAAGATGGTAAAACTGTTATGTTGATTCCAGTGCAGGAAAAGACTACTATTGATCCAGAAATTGTTGAGCAAATTGAGGAGTTGAAATCAGAATGGATGCAACAAATGGATGCGAAGAGTTCATCCGAGTAATTGAAGGGACTTATACTAATAAGAAGCAAGCACAATCAGATCCTACAGGATTTATTTGGGCATGGATACAATGGATAAACCTTGGAGATTCTAAACTACAATCTCGTCAATGGTATCACCATGATGGGGAAGTTTATCGTGAACGTAACTTTATCGTTCAGAAATCCAATGACAATATTATACTAGTCAATCATACTCTAGAGTGGAAACCTGTAGGATGTGATATACAGTGGAAGGTTGCTCATGATGGATGGAAGAGTGAAGGTAGTTGCACTATTGGAGATCTTGAGGTATACTATACTGGATACCTAAGTAAAGGTCAGTATCGTTCATGGGACCGTGGGTTTGTGAATGGTAAACAGGTAATTGGTAACACTAAAAGTGAGTTCATCTTTGACAGACAGTACAAAAAACTATAAACTGTACGACATTTCATTCGTACGTGAGAATCTTTCTGCAATTGCTGACGCAGCACTACAAACAAGTGGTGTAGTATCTTCAGTGTTGAATGGTGTTGAATGGCAAGGTGGGCATCACAAACATGATCCTAATCAATGTCCTAATTCAACATGGTTGTATGGATACTACAACTTTTTCTCCGCTAGAGTCAAAGATGTGGTAATCTATGATCTGTTCTCCGAAGTAAAAACATGTATTCGCGATTTCATTGGTATGGAAGAACGAGCATGGACACAATGTTGGGTCAATTCTCACCTTGAAGGTGGGTTGTTACATAAGCATCATCACGATTATCCTATTCATTGGTATTTGTCCATTTATCCTCAGAATACAGAGACTGTGTTTTATAAAGGTGACAATGAAATTTACCGTATTAAGAATGAACCTGGAAAACTATACATAGGACCAGGTGATAGACTACATGAAGTGGTCAAGTCTGGTGAGTTTGATAACATGCCTCGCATTACATTAGCAGGAAATGTTTTGAGACCATCAGACAAACATCGCGATACTACTCTATCATTTATCCCAATCTAAAGAACGCTATGACACTAGCACATGTCCTACTTTTCGGATCACTACCCTTTATATGTGCCACCATATATTACGGGCACAGAAAAGGTGAGAATAACTATTACGAAACCGACGCCTACTCAGGAAATGGAACAGCGCATTAGAATGCGATTTGCGTTTGCCATGTCATCATTTGGGAGAATGTTTAAACCTTCAGGTATATCACGGGAAATGAGATCGTTATGTGATGAATGGTCTAAGATTGAAGAACAACCACCTCAAGGTGATCTTTATCTTGTAGACAGATACTTCTTAGAACTTTGGAAAAAGTACACCTCATAAATAACTTCTAAATCTATGCAAATTCAACTCTGGTATTGTAATGATATGAAAATGTGGAGATGGACACTCACTGATGCTGATGATGTTAGAGTACAAGAAACTGGACAAAGAATCTACTTACATGATGCAATGGAAGATGTAGCAAGAACAGTAGAGTACCTTATGGGAACAGACAATGCCGAGTGAATTTGATTACGTTGAGGCACCTACGGAGGGTGAAGTTGACAAATGGGGGTTTACAATCAAACCTACTATCAGTGATACGGAGTGTATTTTACGATGTTTGAATAATGCTCCTTGTGGATGTGACAAGAAGCAAGTTGAACGAATAATTAAACAATACAATGACTAAGAAACAATACAAACAATTGCTACTGGATTACTTCACAGAGCGGTTGGATAAACTCACAGCAAAAGAATTAAAATCACTTGTAGTAAAACACACCTGAGACCATGGGAAAGAAATCATTCAAGAACAAGCATGCTCAACAATGGGAATGGGAAGAAACACCTGAAACTATTGAAGCATTGAAGAAGTTGCATGATACACAAAGACGTGCTAGTATGAAGGAGCAAGATGATGCCGCTGGATATGACACAGGGTCTAAGTAAATACGACTTTGGTGGACTTGACAGACATCCTGCCAATATACTAAGATTGATCAGTGAGTTAGAAGGGTCTTATCAACTCTGTAAATACATGGGGTTTGAGGAAGACATGAACACACTTGATCAAATGAAGAAACCTTACTACAAACTTTACTTCAAAACAAAAAAAGAGTACGAACAATGAAACTCAAAAGTTATGCAGAGCAGCGTAAAGAACGTCTTCAATCTGTTGTTGATGATTACTTGACTGATCAAAATGTCACTTCATCTGAATTTTATTTGGATCTAAAAGACTCTATTGAAGATTGGTCTAAATATCATCAGGAGCAAATGCAAAAAGCAAATAAAGTTACTGATTTGTTGGATGGTTTTATCCAACCTGCTCGTCATGGTAATCTTGATGCCCTTGACTGAATGGGAAAGTTATCGTGAATGTTGTATTTCACTTGGAGTACCTTGGGATCCTATTCGTAGACTACGGGGATTCATGAAGTACAACATGGTATATCCCAGATCGTATAAATAAATTTGTAGCAAGATATTGAGTCTGTGGCAACTAAGAAAATCTCACAGTTAGATGGAATTGATGACGCTAATTTGTCGGGAGAAGCAATTCTCCCCGTTGTCGTATCAGACCCACTAATTCCTAACCGAAAGTCAAAAGTAAACCAACTGTTTAAGACTGTCGCGTCTGGAACTAAAGCAGCACCTGGTCTATGTTTTGACCTAGATCGCGACACTGGATTGTACCAAAATGCGTACGATCAGATGGGTATTGCATATGGATCTGGTGGATTTTATTTTTCTAGACTCTCAAATACTGACGGATCATCTACTAACCTGATCACAGTTGCTGATGATACTGCTACTAACTCAAATATTATTATCTCGCCTAAAGGTGCAGGTAGAGTAGAAGTTACTGGTCAACTATTGCTTGATGACTCTAAATTTGTCCTGTACGATAACAGTGACAATACGAGAAAGGCAAGATTTGAAGTAGGTAACATTGGTAATACTTCGGGTATCCGAGTATTTACTCTTCCAGAAATTGTCACGGGTGGTGGTACTGTTGTTCTTGGTGATGACACCAACCAGTTAATCACCAACAAAGATATTATCATTGAAGACCAACGTTTCACTATCCGTGATGGTGTTGGTAATAATGAAAAGAATGCTAGATTTACTTTTGATTGGGATAACACGGTAACTGGTACTAAAACGTATCAACTACCTGATCCTGGAATCTCCATCGTCACTAGTGAATTGATTGATGATGTTTCTTTCCAAAAACTATCATCTAAAACTTTTATTGATGCTAAGTTTGCATCAACTACAGATACTAATGCTCCAGCAGTAACATTTGACACTGCATCATTGGATGCTGATCGTACAGTTACGTTCCCTAACTTGTCAATTACTGTTACAGGAACAGATGCTACTCAGACAATGAGTAACAAAGTAATTAAGGATCTAATTCTTGCTGATGGTCTTGATGCTGCTAAACGTGTTCGTCTAACTCTAGACAACCAAACTGCCAATCTAAATAACGCTTTCCAGTTCCCTGCTACTAATCTTAATCAGTCAACAGGTTCTTCTGAGATTGTTTCCACAAATGCTTCGCAAAAACTTTCTAATAAGCAACTAAATAGAGTAGTTCTAGTAGATGATATTAGTGAGCAACGTAGGATCACACTAGATCTTACAAACATTAGTCAATCTCGTACTATTAAGTTCCCAGATTCTAATGCTACTCTTCTGTCAACTGACAACGTAACACTAGACGACGTACAATTTGGTGCTGGTATTGGTGCTCAGAGATTAACTTCTCGTGTTCGTCAACAACAACTTTACCTCTCACAGATTTAATAACCAATGGCAACGAATACAGGCGCTCTCGCCAATATTAAACCTTCATCAGGTACTTTTACAACATTATTCAAGAATGATGTATTGAGTAGCACCACTGGCACAGTGTTTGTAAACTGTGATGGTACTGGTGCAGATACTTATAACATTAAATTGAATCGTTGGGATCAAGAACTGACTCTTGATGCTAATACATATCTCTTACATAGAGGAGATTTGATTAGTAATGTGAAGTGGACTCTCTCTGCTTCTATCCCTCTCGCTGATGCAATTCCAGGCACAAAATTCGTCAGTAGTGATGGAGAAAAATGTGCATATCTTCTGGATGTTGCTGATCCTGTTACTACAACATATGAAGTACGTTATAAGTCACTGATTGCATTCACACTAGAAAACGTTGCTGATACTGGTTCATCTGTTAATCCAGACTATGCTAACGGTGAGACTGTTAGCAATGGTGGTGGTGTTAGTGGTGTTGTATATGAGAACATTCCTGGTTCAAATGACGACGCAGTTCTCTGGATTGGTGATATTACTGGAGGCACTTTCTCTGAAGGTGATGTACTAACTGGTGGTTCTTCTACTACTTCAGGTACTGTTTCTACTGGTGGTATTGCTACTGCTGCCAACAGATTTGTATTCAACGATGGTGCTGGTGGTGCTGTATTCCGTCTGCAAAATGAGATTCAACCCGAACTATTGACTGATCGTGTCTATAAGTTTGATGTTGCTAATGCTAGCATGTCAGGCAAGATCCTTGAGTTCTCTGATACTAATGGAGGAAGTAACAATAGTGGTGATGAGTTTGTAACTGGTAAGACTGTAAGTGGAACACCTGGACAAGCAGGTGCTTTCGTTCAGTATAATCTAACTGGTGCAGAACTTATCTCAAACTTCTACCCATATGATCAAGCAGATGCAACTTATGCAGATGATTCTCAGTATTTTACATTCTCTGAAGAATATACTTTCAATGAGATTTATGTTTATACTCAGAAAGATGAGTATCTACAAACTCCAGATCAGTGGGTCATCACTGATGCGTTTATCTATCGCGATGTAACATACGCAGTTGATGCTATTGCTGGTGATAGTTATGGCACTATCTTAGAATGGGATAAAGTGAATAGTAAACTATATGTTGCTAACGGTCCTGGTTCTGCTGCATGGGCAGGTAGTGATACTTTCTTTGAATCGCCAAGACAGTTATCAGTTTCTAAAGCAACTGCAACTGTTAATAGTGTTCTTAGTTCCCCTGCTGATGACTTCATTGTAAGAGCAGACGCAATTGCACAAGAAACAACTGAAAGACAGACTGGAATTATCATTGGTCCTGGTCAATCTATTCAAGTTGAATGTACTAATGGTCGCTGTAATTTTGTTTTTGATGCTTTCCAAGATACTGTAAATGAAGTTGTAACTGCATTGTATCAGCGTTCGTCTGATTATCAGACTGGACTTGAAGATAGCGGTGATGGTGGCGACGGCGGAGATTGATCCCCAACAATATATTATCAATAAATAACTCCATAGGATCTAGTCTAAAAGATGGCACTTACTCGTCTTAAGAATATTATCACGTCCCGTACGGGTCGTATCATTTATGTCAACCCCGATGACTTTGATGCGAGTGATGATATTGATAACAGAGGAAACTCTTCCCTCCGACCATTCAAATCCCTGCAACGTGCGTTTCTTGAAGTAGCAAGATTTTCGTATAGAGTGGGTTTGTCTAATGACGAGTTTGATGCCTTCAGTATCATGCTCTATCCTTCTGAGTATATTATTGATAATCGTCCTGGTGAGATTCTATACACTAATATCCCACCATTGGATAGTAATTCCAATATGGATATTACTTCTCCCAATAATGTATTATATAAATTTAACTCCGTTGAAGGTGGTGTAATCGTACCTAGAGGTTGTTCTTTGGTCGGTATGGACCTTAGAAGAACGAAAATCATTCCTAAGTACGTTCCATATCCTACAACTTATCCTGCTAAAGGTATTAACACAGAGGATCAAGTTCCTTCTAAGACTGCTGTTTTCCGTGTTACTGGTGGTTGTTACTTCTGGCAGTTCTCATTCTTTGATGGTGATTCAAGTGGTGTATATTTCAAACCAGATGATTCTGAACTGATCCCACCATCATACTCTCACCATAAACTAACAGCATTTGAGTTTGCTGATGGTACTAATACTTTAAGTCAACTAATTAATGATCTTGGAACTGTAGAGAACTCTTCAGAGATTACTGGTTCTTCTATCCCTAACCTGCTAGAAAGAACTGACCTTGATATTTACTATCAGAAAGTATCTCGTGGTTTTGCTACTATTCCCGATACTTCTGGTGATCCTGCAACTGACCAGATTCAGGCAAGAGTAGAAGAAAATCGTATTGTTGGACCGATTTCAGATGAATTTAGAGTTCTCCAAATTACACGCAATGGCAACACTGCTACAGCAATTACTGTTGATGAGCAAGGAAACCCAAAGAACCACGGATTTTCTGTCGGCGTTAACGTTAACATTTCTGGTGTCACTGGATCTACTGGACCACAAACAGACCTAGATGCACAAAACTATAACGGATCATTTGCTGTAACTTCAGCATCAGGTAATGTCTTTACATATCAATTAGCAGAAGAACCTAGTGGTAATGCTATCGGTTCTAATATTGTTGTTAAAGTTGAAATTGATACTGTAGACTCTGCTTCTCCATATATCTTCAACCTGTCCCTAAGATCCACTTGGGGCATGTGTGGTATGCACGCTGATGGTGCTAAGGCAACAGGATTTAAGTCCATGGTTGTTGCCCAGTTCACTGGTTTGAGTCTTCAAAAAGATGATAGAGCGTTTGTTAAATATAACTCTACGACAGGAAACTATGACGAGGGTGGTCCTGGTGCTCACCTAGATGGTTTCGCTGAATATAAGAAAGGTTGGAGAAGTACACATGTTATGTGCTCCAATGACTCATTTGTTCAGGTTGTTTCTGTGTTCGCGGTTGGATATGCTGACCACTTCGCTGGTTATCAAGGCGCTGACATGTCTATTACTAACAGTAATAGTAACTTTGGAAACACAGCTTTAAGATCAAAAGGGTTCAAGAGAGCATCATTTACCAAGGATAAAGCGGGTACGATTACTCATATTATTCCTCCCAAGTCCTTGTCAGATGTTGATGAGATCTCTGCAAACTGGACTAACATTGATATTAAGAGAACCAAAGATATTAACAACGCTCTTGCTGGTCAAGGTGGCACACTTGGTTCCAGATTGTATATCTACGGATATACTAATGTTAATGCACCCCCACCGAATAAGGTCCAAGGTTATGTTATTGGTGCCAGACAAGATGGTATCGGTGCTGCTGCTGTACCTGATAAACTTTACTGCCTATTGATTGCTTCTGGTGCAACTTCGCCAACTATTCAAGCAGC